GATAGATAAATGAAAATCTGGGTTAAGACCTTTTGCTCTCATCTCATCACGATAATATGCTCTTGCAAACTTTCTACCCATATCAAATCTAACATTGATTTCTTGGTTGTCCTCATATTGTTTGCCCTCATCATCAACTTTCATAATTGGGTGTTGAACATAAAAACAATTATCGTGGTATAAATCGCCACCACTAGAACTATACTTTTGTATCATTCTTCTAATTGTATCAACATCTTCCTGTGGTTGATGAAACCTTACAACCTTATCCATTTGCTCTTTAGCTTTCTCTCGGATAAGATCATATTGTTCTTTTGCCTGTATCAATTTATCTTTTACTTTATCTTCGTAAAAAGATTGAAATTGATCTGCAATAACTTTTCGCTTTTCTGCGTTAAGTGTTATTTTTTTTGTTTGCATATTTATTTCTCCTATATTTAATTTTTTTAAATTATCACTTGACAATAGGATTGTCAAGTATTATATTGGATTTATATAAATTAGTTTTGGGATTATCTCTCCCATTCGTTCTAATTTATCGGGACAACTTCTGGTTGTGGTAAGCTCACTTATAATAAGTCTTAGACGTCCACAGCTAGAACTGATCCCAAGTCCCTGTTGGCCGCTTCATGCGCATACTGCAGGGACTTGGGCTGATCCCTGGTCTAATGGAGTAGAGAGCCAGGATCCTGAGACGCCTCAATACTTGTGGCTCGGCGGATACCATTGGACCTGGGATCAGACAGTTTAGAATGATTCTAATTAACAAATGCAACCTCAGGTTGTATCTAGGGTGCGACACTATTGCACTTGACTGTTATAGGATTATCCTATATACTGGTATTTGTCTTTGAGACGGCAATACCGTCACCAAGTTCGCGGAGTATCTTAGCGGAGAAACACCGATTGTAGTAAGGGACGCTTAGTCTCAAGGACAAGGGAGATCGTTTGTCCCTGGTGATGGCTGTAGCCAAAGCGGCGACCAGCAGGAAGCGCGTAAGACCTGCATACCTGGAAGGTTAATAATAAAACTAGCAACAGCCGCAAGCCTCAAGCTCCAAGCTTGACAGCTGGTAAAGGATAGTATAGGATGAATTTAGAAAGGAATAAATTATGCAGACAAAAATAACAGAAAGCACATCACCTAATTATGATGGTCCTGAAGACGCAGATAATGATTTTATTTGTGGTTTACAGCTAGAGAGGATAGCTAATTCTTTGGAAGAGATCCTGAGGCTGGTGAAGCAGGACATGAAGAGAATGCAAAAATTAAATGACTAGAAGAATTGACAGCCCAGTGGTTTTAATTAATCACTGGCGCTGGCTCGTGGCCAACGGTTACAAGAAGGAAGCCGCAAGCTGCAAGCGTCAAGCAGCAAGCTTGACAAGAAAGCAATATAGGATTATAAGGGAGTATGAAAACAAGCGAAGCACTTAAAATAATTGGAGGCAGCCTGAGCAAGCCTTCAAAGATGCCTGGCTGGTCGATAGGTTTACCTGCCAAAGAATGCAAGACTGGCGGCAAGCTCCAGAAGGTCCCGGGCTCAGTTTGTTTTGACTGTTACGCGCTCAAGGGCTGTTACGTCTTCAAGGTTGTTCAGGATGCACAATACAGGAGGCTGGAAGCTATCAAGCGTCCGGACTGGGTCCAGGCAATGGCACACCTGATCAACAGCAAGAAGCCGGACGTGTTCAGATGGCATGACAGCGGCGACGTCCAGGACCTGGAACACTTACAAAAAATTTATGAAGTCTGTAGACTGACGCCAGCAAAGCGTCATTGGCTCCCGACTCGTGAAGCATGGATAAAGCCTCACCTGAAAGACAAGCCAAACAATTTAGTCATACGATTTAGCGCCCCGATGGTGAACCAGCGGGCGCCTGAGTCGTGGCCCCACAGCTCAGAAGTAGTTGAAGCTGGCGCGACGTGTCCAGCTGCACAACAAGACAATGAATGTCGAGACTGCCGGGCATGCTGGGACCCTTCAATCAAAACTATTAAATACGGTAAACACTAAAATGTTTAGACACCCAAAATATTATAAAGAATTACGATCGATACGTAATAAACTGGACCAGGCCATTAGCTCTGAGAGTGGGACGCCGCCAAATGAGCGTGCGACTGGTCCGGGCCCCAAGCAACAGGCTACAAGCAGCAAGCAACAAGCTTCAAGCACCAAGCTCCTGAAGCAACAAGCTGCAAGCATCAAGCCCCGTGGCTAAGGCTTCAAGCTTCAAGCCACAAGCTTCAAGCGCCAAGATCCCTGACCCTGGAAAAAGTTTAACGGTGCCTGAACCGAGGTGCTGAACCAAGATAAAACTATTGCGCGGGTGTTTAATATGGAAAGCAATTTGATGTGGACTGAAGCGTACCTTGTTACCCTTCGTGACTTTTAATTCTACTGTGAAAAAGGTGCCAGAATTATTATAGCCCAATAGATCAGGAGTACCGGAAGAGCTAAGGTTTTCAAGTCTGATCCAGCTAATTGAGGTAATATTTTTTTTAAGTTTTTGATATAATTTACGCTCTGGTGCCATGCGTTTTTTAGAGTAACATTGTCATTCATTAATAGTCCTTCTGAAGTTTATCTGGCAAGATAAGACTCGAAGGTTTCTCTGTTTTTAAAACTAATCTATGTGCGTTATGACCTGGTTGACCTAAGATTGGAACTGTGTGTTCATGCACTTCCATTCTTCTGATCTGATATAACTTTCCATCTCTTTCTACGTAAATCTGTGCATTTTTTATTGCGTCAGATCCTTTCGTAAATTGACTTAGAAATAATTGCAAGTCCTGTACTCTCATAAAAATTCTTAACTTGTCGGATATTGACTTTATAGACGTGTTACCTTAAATTGTCAACATGGGATTACCAAAAAGACTTACAGAGATGCAACAAAGATTCGCCGAGTTTTTAGTATTCGGTGGACCTGACGGACCTATGACTCAATCCGAAGCAGCGCTCGCTGCTGGGTATAGTCCTAAACGTGCTAGACAGGAAGGATCAGAACTTTGTAATCCAAGACTATCACCACTTGTTGTAAAGTATATTGGTGAACTGAAAGAAGAGAGACTTAAAAAACACGAAGTTACCTACGAGGGACACGTAGCAGAACTTGCAAGACTTAGAGAGGCTGCTTTGAAGAAAGGGTCTTTCTCTTCTGCTGTAAATGCTGAAGCAAATCGAGGCAAGGCAGCAGGATTATACATAGACAGAAAAATAATAAAAACTGGAAAATTAGAAGATATGTCAGAACAGGAATTAGAAGCAAAAATGAAACAGCTTTTAAACGACTATGGACAGATAATAGATGTGACTCCATCTAAAGTTTCTGAATCTTCTTTACCCAAGCCCGAGGAATCATCGTCCGATCCCCAAAAGTAATTTCGTTGTCATCCTTATCGTAAGACGCAAATAATTTTATAGACTTATCATCTTTAGAATACAACCAACCTTCATTAACAGGTCTTGCTAATTTCATCTTATCAAACTCTTTGT